AAACATATTTGTAAAACAAAAAAAACAATAAATTATGGCATTTGATGTAACAGCCTTAACGGCTTATATTGAGGATATGGATTTTCCATTGATTGCACAAGTACAAGCTACTGGTGGTCTAGCGGAATCTGTAAACATTCAAGCAGGAATTAAAGGAAGTTCTAATTTACAAATCTTAGATTCTGATGTAGTATTCGGAGCGGATGGATGTAGTAGAACTCCAGCAGGAACAACAACATTAACACAAAGAACTATTACAGTAGGGGCTATTGCAATTAGTGAGGATTTATGTGTTAAAGATTTAATTGGTTACTGGACTCAGCAACTAATGAAACAAGGAGCAAACACAGAAGCGGAAGTCCCTGGAGAAATTGAAAGACTTTGGTTAGATACTAAAATGAATAAGTTAAAGAATCAATTAACTATTTCAGATTTCCAAGGTGACACAGCGTCAGGTACAAATAACCTTTCATATTATGATGGTTTACTTAAGATTGTAGATGCTGATGTGTCTGTTATTGACGGTAACACAGGAGCGGTAACAGTAGCAACTGGTATTACAACTGCAAACGTATTAGCAATTTTAGATGATATGTGGTCAGCAATTCCTGATAATATCTCAGAGGAATCTGATTTATCTTTATGGATGCCTACAAGTGTTTACAAGAAATATGTAATCGCATTAAAGAACGCTAACTTATTTCACTTTAAAGGTGAAGATGGTATAGAGACTTTATATGGTACTGACTTAAGAATTAGAAAAACAGTTGGTTTACCTGGAACTGCAGGAGTAGAAAGAATGTTAATCGCTAGAGATTCAAACATTACTATCGGTGTAGATGGAACAGGTGACGAGGATGCAGTTGACGTAAGAGTTAACCCAGCAACTAACAAATCTGTATTTTATGATGTAACATTTAAAAGAGGTGTTCAATACGCTTTTGGAAATGAGATTGTAGAATTTACTTTAGTACCTTAATAGAGGTAAAATATAAACTTTAAGAGGGTGGTGGTAATAACTGCTACCCTTTTTTTAAATAATAAAAATTATGGCGTGTCCACTAACACAAGCATTTTCATTAGAATGTGACGACAGCGTAGGAGGAATCAAACAAGGTTCTATCTTAATTACGCAATTTGAAAACATAGACGCTCTTACAGTAGTAGCGGGAGAGGTTACAGTATTAACACAGGTAGCCGCTACAAACTTCTATACTTATGCAGTTAATAAAGAGATTGCAGATGTAGTATCTACTGAAAACTTTTCAGAGGAAAACGGTACTTTTTTTGTAGAGTCTGTAATGAATCTAATGTTAAGTAAATTAACAAAAGAGAAAAACACAGAGTTAAAATTATTAGCATCTAAACCACTAGCAATTATCTATCAAGATATGGCAGGAACTTACCACATCATGGGAAGTACTGAGGGAGCTAGAAAGGTTGGAGGAACTAACCAAAGTGCAACAGGTAAAGCATTTGGAGACTTAAGCGGTTACACTTTAGGGTTCACATCTAAAGAAGCACATTACCCTCATACAGTTGATGCAACTGTAGTAGCAGGATTAACAGTAGTTTAATTTCGAGTAGGGTGGTTAATTCTGCCCTACTTTTATTATATTTGTATTATGATTAAAAAGAATTTAATAGGAGCGCATTTAATTGTTAAAGGTGTTTTTAATGGAGTGATTAAAGACGACCCTAAAAGTATTAAGCTTTATAAGAAATTAGGACTACCAATTTTCGAACCAAAGAAAAAAGATGCAACTAAAAAAGAATCAACTAAATAGTAATATAACTTTAACACTTAAAGAAAAAACAACTATTACAGACCCTGTATATTTGTTTAGATTTGAGAGTGACCAAACAAAAGTTAGTTATTACTGTATCTGTCAAGACTTAGCTACAACGGCTCAGAAAAAGAGGTACAATTTATTTGATATTACTGAGGGTATAAACGACCCTTTAAACAGTAAATTAATTTTAGGCTTACAAGGTAGGTATCACTTTTATATCTACGAACAAGCAACGGGTTCTACAAATTTAGACCCAACAGGATTAACAATAGTTGAACGTGGTATTATGACTTTAAAAGGTGACCAAGTTTCTAACTATAAGTCTTACGAGACAGATGTAACATACAAAGTATATGAACAATAATATCTTTATTAAACAACAAGGCAAAGCCTTAGTAAAGTTTGAAGCACATAAACCACCTTTATTTGAGGATGTTAAAAATAGTGAGTTTGTACAGTATGGATACGTAGCAAGAGGTGACAAGGAAGCCAAGAAATGGAACAACCTTTATCCTGATTATTTACTTTATTTGTATAATCGTAGCACCAAGAACAACGCTATAATAAACGCAAAGAATAAATATATAGTAGGTCAAGGATGGTCATTTAATAATACGGGGTTAACCTTTCAACAAAGAACAAATTTAAAAGCATTTTCAAGGAGTTTAGAGAAGTCTAAAATAACAAGGGATTTAAGTTTAGATAGAACTATTTTTGGAGGGTTTGCGTGTGAGATAATTACATCAAACGACTCTAGTAAGATAACACCCTCACATATTGACTTTAGTAAAGTTAGACAGTTTAAAATTACTACAGATAAAGAGGGTAATAAAAGTGATTTAAAGTATGGTTATACCTCTGATTGGTCAGTTAAGAACCCTGAGGATAATGAAGACTTTGAAACTTTATATCCTTTTACATGGGATGAAAACGACATAGATAGTAATAAAAGATACATAGTTTACTATAAAGACTATAGACCTGACTCGAAAGAATACCCGTTACCTGATTATATTGGTGCTATTCCATACATTGAGAGTGATTACGAAGTTAGTAACTTTGTCTTAAACAATGTAAAAAACGGATTTAGTGGAGGTTATTTAATACAATTTAACAACGGTACACCATCAGACGAAGACAAGGCAGATATAGACAAACGATTTGATAGTGCTTTTGGTGGTACAGATAACGCAGGTAAAATATTAAAGTCATTTAATGAGGACAAGGATAGCGGTGTAGAGATTACCCCGTTAGGAGCGAACGGGCAAGATGATAGATACATAAACTTAAATAAACAAATTCAAGGAGAGATATTTACAGGTCACAACTTTAACCCATCTATATCAGGAATTACAGACGGAAACGGATTTAATAACAATGCTGGTGAGATTAGAGTAGCTAGTGAGATGTTCCAAAATACGTATGTAGATACAGAGCAGACAGTATTAGAGGACTTTTTTAATTCCGTTGCTAGTTTTAATGGTCTACCTGAGAAACTAAATATAATTAAATTAGAGGTTGTATCAGAGCCTTTAAGTGAAGCTACTATAGTTCAAATTTCTACTATAGACGAATTAAGAGATAGAGCAGGTATGTCACCTAGCTTAGTTGAAAGTAATAAGGTTAGTGAAGCGTTAAGTACGTTATCTCCTTTAGTTGCGACTAAGATACTCGAAACAATGAGCGCACAAGAGGTTAGAGATTTAATTGGGTTAAAGACTACAAGCGCAGGAGTTCAAACATCAGTACAGATGTCAAGTCAAGAAATTGACACGGCTATTACAGAACATTTTAGTTCTTGTGGTATTAATGATGAAGACTATGATGTTATTGATTTTAGAGAGTTAAAAGCCTCTGATATGAATGACGCATTTTACCAAGGCGAGAAGTTTAAAAGAGAATACTTTATAAGCAAAGAGGAATCTTTAATTTTAGGCTTGTTAAATAAGGGTGAGACTCCTAGTGCAATATCAACAGCAACTGGTATAAGTCAAACAGATTTAGCTGAGTTCATTGATAGCTTAGTTGAGCAAGGTTTAATTAATGAAGATGGGGAGTTAACACCTAAAGGCAAAACAGAGACAGAACAAAATGAGGTGTTCGTAGTTTATAAATACGCTCTTAGAGGTGACGCCCCTAAATTAGAGGGTGGAAGTTCTAGACCTTTTTGCAGTAGTTTAATGAGACAATCTCAATTTAAGTCTTGGACTAGAGAAGATATAAACGCTTTAAATAATAATCAGGGGTTAGATGTATTTTCTTCAAGAGGTGGATTTTACAACAACCCAAAAACAGGAGTAACTACTCCATTTTGCAGGCACGTATGGCAACAAAGATTAGTAAGACTAAAGTAAGTAGTTATCAAAAGCTAAAAGGTAAAAAGGAGGATTTGGAATTTTTACTTTATATGATATTTACACAACCACAGTCTAAGACAACAAAAGATTTAAGGATGGTTTATAAACTTGAAAACAATATAGAATGAGAGCATTATTTATAAGTGAGAAATACGTTAAGGAGAATAGTGCTATAGATGAAAATACAGACTATAAAAAGATTCTCCCTACTATTTGGCAATGTCAAATCCAATACTTACAAAACTTATTAGGTACTAAATTATATGAGGATTTAATTGCAAAGGTTTTAGCAGACACTATATCGGGTGACGATACTACTTTAATGGATGATTACATCTCAGACGCTTTATTATATTGGGTTCAATACGAATTACAAATACCTTTATTATACGAATTTAGAAATAAAAACGTATCAACAAACAGAAGCGACAACGCAACTCCAGTAAGTACAAAAGACTCATATAGAATCGAATATAGATTTAAAGCAAAAGCAGAGTTTTTTAGTAAAAGACTAAGCGACTATTTAGAGGCTAACAGTATTTTATATCCTACATATTGCACAGAAACAGAATGCGACGAGGTTACACCAAAGGAAGGTAAATATACAACTAACGTACTTATATAATGGCAAGTTATAACGAAATAGTAAAAATATTAAGAGACTATTCAGAGGCTAACTTTGTAATTAAATCATTTGGTAATGGTGAGATATGGGAGTTAGTTGAAACGTTCGGACAGAATGACGCAGAATACCCTAAATTATGGGCAGAGGATATGCCTAACACAACCGCAACAGGTGAAGAGGTATTTAAATTTCGTGTTTATATGTTGGGACAAGTGGCAACACTTAAAGAGAAAACAGCGACAACATTAGGAGAAGATAACACAAACGAGGTTAAATCTAATATGCGTCAAAACTGCTTAGATTTACTTAGTTACATATTACAACAAACTAACTACCCTGAGATAACAACAGACAAAAATGTAACCTTAACATCATTTACAGACAAGTCAAACGATAAGTTAACAGG